GCAGGGTCGCAAACCATGTAATTTGTGCCTTCTTTTGGTATCTCTTCCTTAGAAACAACGTGAATTTCTTGAGAAAAACGAGGAAATTGATTGCCAGCAACGTTATCAGCCCACCCGTATGCACGAATCTTTATCTCATTGGATTTCTTTCCTGAAAGTGTTTTCTTGAGATTATCCCAATTGCTGTAAGGGTTGAGTTCCGAATGAAACCACATCACGGAAGCAGGTCTCCCATAGGATTTCGCCTTATAGGGCATGGTGCCCTTCGCACAGCCGAGGACATTAACTGTGTCTGGCAGGAGGCTCGCGGCTTTTGTTTCAACTATCTTGGAACCTTGGATGTACTCTTTCACGACTGGGCTATATCCAGTTATGGGAGTGAAGGTTATTACCAACTTACCGCCACGGGTGACTATGCGATATCGGAGGGTTTCAATCCAATCAAGGGGCACAAGTTCGTCGCACCATATGAAATCAACCTCACCACCCTCGATGACGTCCCGCTTCTGAGCATAGTTCATGAAGAAGCATTGCGACTTGTTGGGAAGGATAAATGTGTTATCTGAAAACCCGTTTTTCTGGGTGTACTGTACGTTCTGAATTTTGTTTTTCTTCAAGTCCTTGAATTCAGATGGCAGATACTTATAAATCACATTTTGCTGCATCTGGATGCTCGACTGGTTCGTTGTATGGAGACACCAAACACGTGCATCCTTTAGGTTCACCAACGTTTGCACAACTCGCTTTGCCGCCCACTCCGTCTTTGATGCTCGGTTGCCGCCAAGGACTAGTATCTCGCTGTTTTCCTTCAGCAAAGAATCCGCTTCATTCCAGTGCGGCAGGTCGAATCCGTGTCGATACGGGTCAAGTTTCTCCGCTAGAATCTTATCTTCTCTGAGTGAGAGAATTTCAGCGGCCTTCTCAGCCCCAACCTTTAACGCCAGAGATTTAATCTCGTCCTCAGTGGGTGCCACTAGGACTGGGTGTGGCGTCGGAACGAACATCAACGACCAAAGATTTCAGCCATCTTCGCCTCTATTTCGCTAAAGAAACCGTCGCTTTGTGGTGTTTGTGTTCTTGGTTCAGTTCTTGGCTGATACGCTGGTGTTGGGCCAGTGCCTTCTCTGCGAGAGCGTTCTTGTTCGTTTCGGAAGTTGTTTTCGCTCTCTTGCATTCTCAGGTTTTCGTACTCCTCGGCGTTGTATCTGGAGAGGTCTCTGTAAAAAGCGGCTGAATCTTCAGCCCTTGAAATTTGTTCATCGTCAAGATAGTTTCTAAGTTGTCTGGCAAGGTCTATGTCTCGCTCAAGAGACTGAGGAATCTGTCTGCTTGGTGCACCGTTTTGCATGAAGAACTCGGAAGCAAACAGAGGACGCATCCCACGCATCTGAGCCTCCGCATCAAGTTCAACGCCCATCTCAGCACGGTCAGCGTTCATCTGTGCGTTGAGGAACTGCTCGAAATCACGCTCTTCTTTAGCCATCTTATAAAGATTGTAAGAGTCATATGCAAGTGCGGCTCCCATAAGTGGGTTTGCGTACCTTCCCGCGACTTTTGCCGCATTTCCAACATACCCCTTAGCCTTTGACAATGCGTTTCCAATCATAGACCTAGATGTAGGAACCTCCTTTGCCATCATCATTTCACGCAATCTGCGAAGTTCCTCTGGGTTATAGTTTGTCTTTGTGCCCCTGCTGTTCACTTCAATTCTTGGACCCTTGTGCTTTACAACGGTCTTATTTGCGTTAGGATTCTTGGCACCTTTCGACGGATTGCCAGATGTCTGGTTAGGTTGACCGCCCTCTGGAGGAAGACCGTATTTCCAACGCATGTAATCAATTTGCCACTGTGGGATTTGCTCGCTCATATTTATTTAATGTTTCTTTTTCAATTATGTCTCAATGGGAAATTTAAAAATTTTTTCGGTGAAAACGGCTCCTAGTACTTTCCATCAAACCTAGGGTGTCTGGCGACGAGCCAGCGTGAGCCGTCCCATCGCAACCAGACTGGCATGCCAGCCCTGAACTTTGAGTTGTCGCGGCAGAGCACGTTGTGCTTCACTCCCTGCATCTCTACTTGGAGCATGCGAGGGTTCGGGTACCGCCCGATTACCGTGGCCTTGTAGTTCGCTGGCGGAGTGAGGTCTTCCTGTTCCGTTACGCCAATCACGTCCCTAAGTTTATCTACGCCAACCTCGGTCCACTGGACTTCCCACAGGTTCTTCGGGCGTTTGGATGGGATAACAACCCAGTCCTTGCCCTCGGTGTACTTCTGGCGAAGTTCACGCATCTGGGTTCGGCTAAGGCCGAGTGCAATGCATAGTTCCTTTTCCTTCATGGTTTTCATATAAAGTGTTAATAATCTTGCTGTCAAGCGTTGGCTTGCAGGGATTCGAACCCCGACATGGAGAATCAAAATCTCCAGTGCTACCGTTACACCACAAGCCAGAAAGTGCTCCGTACAGGACTTGAACCTGCAAGCGTATGCAAGAGATTTTAAGTCTCCCGTGTTTGCCATTTCACCAACGGAGCCAAATGGCGTCCCGACTTGGAATCGAACCAAGATTCTCTGCTTAGAAGGCAGATGTTCTATCCGTTGAACTATCAGGACGGGTGGGCCGAGAGGGACTTGAACCCTCAACCTACCGCTTAAAAGGCGGCTACTCTGACCATTGAGTTATCGGCCCTGACTAATTTAAAGTCTAAACCTGACTAATTTAAAGTCTAGAGGGAAAGGGATTCGAACCCTTGTGGGCCATAAGCCCTAACAGTTTTCAAGACTGCCGCAATAGACCACTCTGCCACCCCTCTTTAAAGAATGACCCCCACGTAGTTGCCCAGAGGCGGGAGCCTTAAATGGTGGAGGATAGGAGAATCGAACTCCTATTTCTCGGATGCAAACCGAGTGCTGTACCGTTGAGCCAATCCCCCTGAGTCGCCTAGGAGGGATTCGAACCCTCGACTTCCCCCTTATAAAGAGGGCACTCTCACCGACTGAGTTACTAGGCAAAATGGAGCACTGGGTGGGAATCGAACCCACAACCGACTGATTACAAAACAGCCATTCTGCCAATTGAACTACCAGTGCGAAGATTAGGGCGTTCGCTCGTCAGCGAATTTCTAATGTCCATAAGAACCGCCCCGCCTCAGGTTTTATTCATTCCCTTGGCATTTCCCACGCACAGCGACTACACGCACTGCACCACTTCCCGTAGCGTCCTACGGGCGAAATCCAGCAAGACTTTCAAAGAGACTAGGCAGTTATTTCCAGTCAAACAGATGAGTCAAGCGTAATCAGCACCCTATAAGCATAGTTTATAATGACGGCACTTAGCATAAGAACGTTTAGTATCTACAAAAAATCTCAAATACCCGCTTGACACAACATCCTTTATCCTCCCCCTTATTGTATCCCCCTCATACGCTCACCGTCGTTCGCTCACGGACTAACGTCCGCTTTTTAGGATAAAAAAGATTCATGAGATGACCCGTTGACAAAAATCCTCATCTTTCGACACAGACCCCCTCCCCCTCACCTGTAAGATGAGTTAGGATGTCAGGATTAGGATGCTGGATGAATCAGGTGTTCATAGGTAATGATTAGGGATGAGGATAGGGAATCGTGACCCTTCTTTACAGGTAAAGGAGTTTATAGGGGAACGGGTTATCCTTACCTATCCAATGAGGATTGGGAGGCGTGGTGAATGGCCTCTAGGATTGGTTGAGAGGCTGGATTGAGGGCTGGCGAGTGTCACGGCATGAGTGAGCCACCAGAGAGGCGGACGATGACCATGTAGGCTATTGCGATGAGCCACAGGGAGCCAACGGCGAGGGCCGTGAGGATGGCGATGACGGCGGCTTCGAATGCGTCATAAGGGTCGCGCAAGTTCATTGAATCAGATGCGTTCCCTGAAGATGTGACCTTGGTATTCGGAGTATTCTTGAGTGAACAAATCCGTGGTGTAGGATTTGATGTCGAAGTAACCTCTGATTAGTTCGGCAAGGTCTTTGCAATCGATACAGGACAGGACTTCATCGGCTTGTTGCCAGCCGAAATCTGATAGGTCGTCCCAGTATCCCATGTAGGCATCATAGGCATCTGCAATGGTGCTGGCGTCTATGTCCCTGTCTGCGATTCCGTAGATGTTGACATAGGCTTGCAACGCCTCTGCGTCTAGGTTGATGGAGTGCTGTTCGCTTGCATCAATGCAATGCTTCTTGTGGGCGGCACTGACAGCCGCTGTTATTTGGATGCTCATGGAAGTTTAGATTTCCGTGGTGGTGGAGTGCTGGAGAACTAGGTCGTCCCGTTCAAA